CCAAGCCCTCGCAAGACGCAAAGCCAAATCCTCAACGTTCGTCATTAACTCGCCCCCAAACAATCGCATACCGCCCAGAGTCCAAACGGACACGCTTACCAGTGTCAATAACCATGCCCCGACGGACTAGCTCAGCCCTACGCGACCTTATACCGCTATCAGACGCTCTGGGTGCCGTTTTTAGGTTGTTATACGCCTCCACAAGTTCAACGTCTGTACGCGCCCGCCTAAGGGCTTTCAAGACGTATTCTTGGGTTGCCGTCACATCCTTTACGGACCCTGCCGCCAAGTGAGACGTAATAGGGTCAGTGTTTCTTGCTCTAGCCATCTTCATTCTCCGTTTCGTCATGAAAAATACCCGTAGTCAAAATAACGCCAAGTAATGACGCCAACTTAGGCGACAAAACCAAAGCGCCATCCTCAACAGTCCAACCACCATCTTCGTTTGTTACACGCATTTCGCGCCCATCTTTAACAAGTCTCAAACCCGCCATTTTCTTTTCAACTCCATTCTTTGTCTATAAGTAAGCCCACCCCAAATGCCAAAAAGCTCGTTACCCTGTATTGCATAAAGCAAACACTCTTGTACCAAAGGGCAACCCTCGCACAAACTTTTAGCAATACGTCTTTGCTCCAACTCAACTCTGTTGTTGTTTGAGTCCTCAGGAAAGAAAGCGTCAGGATTTTCGACACACGGGGGTTCGTCTGCACCTTGCAGAACCTTAGTAAAACGCTCGTAAGGGGTTAGCCCCACTAGCGCGTCTCTCTCGTAATCAGCATTGTGGCACCAGACACCGCAAGAATTAGCCCCAGCAAAGTCGCGCCATTAGCAACCTGAAACATTCCAGGGATTACAGCCATAACGCCGCCGCCGATAAGCAAAACCCAGCCCCACATTAGAGCGCCGCCGATACAACAAGTAAAGTCAAAATCAACGAAATTGTTGTTACGGAAACAATAAAAAGCGTTTTGCCCTCTTGAGAGGTCATAGACCAATCAGCTTTAGGCTTGCGACGCTCAGCCTGCAACGCAACGTGACGTGACGCTGGCACAGGCCCAGGTATTTTCTCCCACTGCTCCACCAGCACGTCCACCAAGTCACCGTCAGCCAGTATGCGGTTCATAATGTAAGGCGGCAGAATGTTGTCATGCTCTTTGTACCAGCGCACAATACGGTCAACTTTATCCTGTTGTTCCGCATCTATGTTTTTGTGATAACCCATCATTTTCCCTTTCGTTAGGTTTGTTACAAGCACCCTGCCACGGACCACCGACACCTGTCAACTATATAAAGGTCACAGTCTGATAACGGCAATCCTGGTGTACACTTCTACACATGGATTACTACGACTATGAAAACATGCCACTACAACAACTAGCAGATACACGCGACCACGCGCTAAACCTTGTGCAAATTGTCACAGACGCACTAAAAAAAGCCGTCCGTGAAGAATACAAAAAGGGCACAAACATCAAAAAAATCGCCCGCCAATCCGGTGTTACCAGGGCAACAATCTACGCCTGGTTATCCGAATAAACGGGCAACAAAAAAAGACCCCCCCTGGGCTAGGTCCCAAGGGGGGGTCTTTTAACTGAAAGGAAAGAAACAATAGATGCGAAACTATCGCTTGCTCTAAAACTTTAGCACACTATTGACAGCTATCGCACTCCAAAGCCTCCATAGGGTCAATAGGGCAAATAACGCCGTCAATGTTCTCAATCAAATCAAGGTCAGCCATTAGTCACCAACCTTGTCATACTGCAACACAGAGGTCAGCAAAGACATGACCCCAGCAAGCGCGGCAATACCCGCAACCTGCCCCCAGTCAACGTCAACAACGTTTAGGACCTGAGACCCCGCAATAACCGCGATAGCGGTCTGTGCAAACGTTTTCAAGCATCTTTCGATTGAATAGTTTAGGTAATTTTTTAGCTTAGCCATCAGGGTCCTCTTTCTTTTTGTCCTCCCACACCGCACCAAAAATGTAGCTTGTGAGAATAAGGGTAATCAAAGCAACGCCACCCGTAATCAAGTCGCTAGTTGCACTGTCGTTGTTCAACAGAACAGCAACACTACCGCTTGTCAGCATAAGCGAACCTAAAGCAAACGCGGCAAAAATGTAACGCCGTCTAATTTTCCAAGATGGTTTCATGTAACCAGTCCTACTATCCAGGGCATTACTGCCGCCATTAGCCCAAATCCGCCCACAGCCCAACCCATACGCATCTCTAGTTTGCGAATACGTTGCTCGTGGTCGTCAATCTTTGCTTGTGAATCCGGCAACTCAGCCGACAGTTTTTCTAGCATAGATTGAATCTTTTGCACTTGTAAATAAATATCGCGCATAGATACCCTTACAGCTACCGTATCTGTGTCCTCAGCCATTACCAGCCACCCCGGTTCAGAAACTTTTGCAAAGCAAGCACAGTGGATTTACCAGCAATACCGTTTATGCGACCTTTGTAAAGTCCGTCAGCCTTTAGCATCCGTTGGACCGCGCCCCAGGTCTGGCGACCAATCACACCATCCTCAGTAAGCTTTGGCTTTTCTTCAGCCTTGACAGGTTCAGGACTAACGTGACCCAGAATACTCTCAGGGTCAAAGTCAGTGCCCCAACGCTGTGAGCGCCTCGTTTCAAAATGTAAATGAATCCCTGTGCTTGCCCCAGTCGTGCCCGTATGGGCAATTACCTCGCCACGTTTGACCTTCGTGCCCTTCAGCAGGCGTGAGGGTTCCCGTAGGTGATAGTAGACAGTCCACACACGAGGGCTCTGGTGCTCAAGGATAAGCGTGTACCCGCCACCTGTGCGCTTGTTCAAGCTCACACCCTTATGGACCACTTTGCCGTCAGCAGGCGCATAGATAGGACCGTTGTAGCCAACGTCCACGCCACGGTGTTTTTTCCGCCTACCCGTTATCGGGTGTGTGCGCATCCCCCAGGGGCTACGGATGGTTTCGCCAGCAGGCCAGGGGTTAGACAGTTTCATTATGCTCGCCATCTTACGATTACGATACCGGAACCACCATCGCCACCTGTTAACTGAAGACCACTACCGCCACCGCCCCCGCCAAGGTTTGCTGTTCCGGCAGAGCCTACGCCCGTTGTCGAGCCGTTACCGCCCCCGCCTGTTCCGCCCGTTCCTGGGGAGTCACCATCGTTTGGATTCCCACCGCCACCGCCACCGCCAGCACGTGTTACGGATGAGCCTGTTATGGAATTAGCAAGCCCGTCACCACCGTTACCGCTTTGGTTAGCTGTCGAGCTTCCACCTACTGCGCTTGCTCCACCGCCACCGCCAGCGACATGGTCATCGGTGCCCCCAACTCCGCCGTTATTTCCTTGCCCCGCAACACCTAAGCCACCGGCTGGGCCAGTGCTTGCGCCACCGCCACCTGAGCCACCATTATGTCCGGCTTCCCGTCCACTCAGCCCAGCACCAGCACCACCGCCAACCCCAAAGTAAAGACCCCCAAGACTTGAGGAAGTCCCATTGTTGCCTCCGCTATATCTAGCATCACCGCCAGGACCACCAATACCACCATCTCCAACTACAACATCAAGTGAACCGGCAGGCAGGTAAGCGTTTTCTAAGTAAAGGTGCCCACCGGCTCCACCGCCACCGCCAGTAACACCGCCCCCGCCACCGCCACCAACAAGCAGGAAATCAAAGAACCCGCCACGAGTAACCGTCAAAGTCCCATCAGTAAGGAACGACACATACTCATAATCGGCACCATCAGTGTACGAACCCGTAGGCGTGTTAGAAGCCAACCCGAATACGGTTGTGTCCGAGAGTAGGCTCCACACACCGAGGGTGTTGTTCCAAACGTACCTGTCGTATATTTGCCCGTCAGTTGGGGCAGAGGGAAAATCAAGAGCCATCAGCTATCCAATCGTAAATGTTTCAGAGGTTGTGGCGGTAGCCGTAACTGTGTAAACCGTGTTCGAGCCTACGGTTGCGCTTGTCTGCGTGACCCCGCCAGAGAATGTAATGCCAGTCCCCGTCAGAACCGAAAATATGACAACACCAGAACCGCCGTCAGAGCCAGGTTGGAAAGTAACAGTGCGAGAAGCTGAACCACCACCGCCACCGCCTGTGTTTGCCGTTCCCGCCGTTCCGACAGCGGTGACAGATGCCCCATCGCCCCCGCCACCGACTCCGCCAGTTCCGCCTGTATAGTACGACCCACCAGCCCCACCGCCAGCGCGTGTAACCGATGAGCCTGTGATGGATGAGGCAATACCGGCACCCCCGTCACCCGCGATTAGTTGGGTGGGCGCGTCAGCCCCCACAGCTCCAGCCCCACCACCACCACCGGCAGAGCTGTTTTGCGCGTTATTGTTCCAAGCGTCACCACCGGCAAAGTTCATAAACGATATGCCGACACCGCCTACCCGAAAAGGGGCGTTTGAGATTACGGCACCCCCGCCCGAATAGCCAGCTCCATAATCGAGAGTAGCCGCCGTGCCACCGCCCAAAGCAAAGACAGAAGCAAACTTAGAAACTCCTCCGTAAGGCGCGACATCGTACCTCGTTGCCACGCCAGTCGCCCCCGCACCAACAATCAAACTATAAGTTCCAAGCGCCAAAGCCATAGGTGGCTCTGCGGGAGAATTACCGCCCGAGGTTTCACCCGGAACGTTACACCGATAACCGCCAGCACCACCGCCACCGCCCTGCCAGTTCAAAGCGTAGCCCCCACCACCGCCCCCACCGATAACAAGATAAGTAACGGGGATAAGTGCCGGGTCGCGCCTTACACGCCAAGCACCAGTAGCAGACGAAAAAACAAAACCCTCGTACTCTTGCCCGTCACTTGGGGCGTTAGGAAAATCAAGCGCCATCTTCGACAACCTCCACAATCTCAGGCTCAATCGTGGCAGGGTCCACAGGGTAAGGGTTAGCATCCTTCACAGCCTGCACAGCATCCAACCACTCAGCTTCAGTCATATCGCCACGCTGA